AAGCACCCACAACTTGAGCCTAAACGCGGGATAAATGAGCCAATTGCAGTTTATGATCCGCGTCCAGATGGTGTCCAAACTGTATTAATTTCGTTGTGGAACGGCGGGGATTCAACAATCGCTAGTGTTGGGATGCAACCCGCTGAGGTAGCAAGAACGCTCAGTGCACGAGGAATGCTGGCTAACGTAACGGTATCGATCACATGAACTATGCACAGCTAACTGAAGCAATTGAAAACTACACGCAGAACGATTTTACTGCGACGGAGCTTGCCACTTTTGTGAAGCAAGCAGAGCAGCGTATTTACAATTCAATTCAGTTTGCCAACCTAAGGAAAAACGTAGAAGGCGTGACAACTTCGGGGAACCACTACCTATCCGCGCCTTTAGACTTCTTGTCTGTTTATTCGCTTGCCGTCATAAAAGCGAATGGTGAATATGTTTATCTGACAAATAAGGATGTCAATTTTATCCGAGAGGTCTACCCAAACCCAAATACATCAGGGGTCCCAAAATACTATGGCATTTTTGGACCTACAGTAGATTCGGGGAATATAACGACGGAATTGAGCTTTATTTTAGGCCCTACTCCAGATGCTATCTATGATGTAGAGCTGCACTATTACTATTACCCTGAGTCTATTGTGACGGCCTCTACCTCGTGGTTAGGTGATAATTTTGATTCGGTGCTCTTATACGGTAGCCTTGTTGAGGCGTATACCTTTATGAAGGGTGAGCCTGACATAATGGCACTGTACGACAACAAGTACAAAGAAGCATTGATGCTTGCGAAACAGCTTGGTGACGGCAAGCAGCGCGGTGATATGTATCGTGATGGTCAGGTCAAATATCCGGTGAAATAATGGCAATTACTCAGACATGGACAACAAGCTTTAAGGAGCAACTTTTTTTAGGTCAGCATGATCTAGAAACGGATGTACTAAAAATTGCGTTGTACACCGATACTGCGACACTAGGCCCTGACACAACGGTCTATACAACGGCATCGGAAACGAGTGGGTCGGGGTATACGGCTGGGGGCGAAATACTGACAAACGTCACCGTAAACTCAGGGAGTGGAATTGCTTATGTGAGCTTTGACAACCCTTCGTGGTCGGGTGCATCTTTTACTGCTATTGGGGCATTGATATACAACAGCAGTAAGAGCAACAAATCAATGTTTGTGTTGAACTTTGGTACTAACCAAACAGCCGTAAATGCGACATTTACATTGGATTTGCCTACAAGCAATCCAACGTTTGCATTGATACGTTTAGTTTAAAGTAATTAATTTCTTAGAGGTTGATATGCCTATTGCAAAATCTTCATTCAGCGACTCTGTCCAGATTGGCGTAGGCAAGTCCTCGCAAATGGATGCAGGTGCCGGTCTTGGTGGCGTGTTCACAGTTACTTGTTTTGACAAAGACGGCAATCTACGGTGGGAAGAAACGTTCCACAATTTGGTTGTTAACGAAGGCCTTCAGGACCTAAATACTAAATACTTTAAAGGCGTAACCTACAGCGCCGCTTGGTATTTGGGTCTGGTGACAGGCCCGGGATCGGGGACGACTTACGATCCAACGGATACATTAGCCTCTCATGGGGGTTGGACCGAATACACAGATTATTCAGGTAATCGCAAAGCAGTGACGTTTGGTTCGGCAACTTTGGCGGATCCTTCGGTTATTAACAACTCTGCTGCGCCTTCAGTGTTCACTATTTCAGGGGCGGGTGGGACAATCGCTGGCGCGTTCTTGACTAATGTGGCCTCAGGTACTTCGGGAGTTCTGTTTTCCGAAGGAGACTTCACAGGTGGCGACAAGATTGTGGCTTCAGGCGACACGGTTAATGTCACTTACACATTCAGCGCGGACGCTACATAAGGAGACGTTAGATGGCTATGTTTAGAAAAGGGGACATTGCGAAAGTAATTGCTATTGTCCCAGAGGGCCCTGTTAAATCTATGCGCATGGAAGAAAGTGGAAATATTCAGTACTTGATTTCTTGGGTTGATATAAACGGTGTGGAACAAGAGCGGTGGTTTGATGAGGGACAACTCACCACTGCGTAAATAGGCGAGGGTGTATGTTCGGATTTGAAGCTTTTGCAGAACAGCCCTTTTCTACTGTACCGGGGGTATCGTTTGACGTTTCGGTATCAGAGACGTTGGCCGGAGCTAGTACACAGGCAGTGCAAATTGGTTTTGCGGCGAGTGTATCAGAAGTAGTTGTCCTTCTGGATTTGTCCGACGTATCGCTTGTTATATTCAACGATATAGCGGAATCGTTGATTGCAGCAGATGCCAACACGGCACAAGCAGATTTTGTAACGACAATAGCAGAGCAGGTTTTGTTGTTGGGTGCAAATGCTGCGCAAACTGATTTTGTTGTAGCTGTGAGCGAGGCGGTATCAGGTGTTGAAGCAGTTTCTGCGGATTATATATTTGATGGGCAAATAGCCGAGTCGATCAGTCTGTTAGAGGAACAAGACGTTCGGCTAAATCTGCTTAACTACATAGCTGAATCAATATCGGTAACAGATTCCTCGTCTGCGGTATTTATAACCGATCTATCAGTCAGTGAAAGTATTTCAGTAGTATCTGAAGAACTGGCGCAAGTAGATTTTCCTGTAATAGTTCAGGAGTTTGTTTCCGCATTATCTTCCTTTTCAACACAAATAGATTTTGCGGCACTGGTTCAAGAAGGGGTGTTGGTACAGTCGGAGGAAAGTGCTAGATTGCTTTGGGAGTTAATCCCTGATGCACAGACGGCAAATTGGCAGAACTTAAACAGTAATACAGCCTCTGGTTGGGGTTTAATTGGTACTGAGGAGCCCGGTAACTGGCAAGGGATTGATACATCAGGGGGCTCGGGTTGGACAAACATTGATTCTGACCCAGAGGCTAATTGGAACAAGATAGATACGGTGTAAATCATGCCACTTGTTGTTAAAGACAGAGTAAGAGAAACCTCCACTACCACAGGTACGGGCACCATTACGCTCAATGGTGCCGTATCCAACTTCCAATCATTCACTGCCATCGGTGATGGCAACACCACGTTTTATACCATCACGCTTGATTCAGCGGGGGAGTGGGAAGTTGGCATTGGCACGTACACCGCATCAGGGACAACGCTCTCCAGAGACATCGTTCTTGAATCCAGCAATAGTGGATCGCTAGTACCTTTTTCTGCGGGAACAAAGAACGTATTCGTTACTTACCCTGCTGAGACTTCGGTTTCTAGTGGCAAGACCAACGTAATTGAAGTAAACAGCACAGATGCAGCTTTAAGAATTACTCAGTTAGGCACGGGCAATGCGCTTGTAGTTGAGGATGACACGAATCCTGATAGTTCACCGTTTGTGGTTGATGCAAGTGGCCTAGTGGGGATTGGCACAACTACGCCAATTAGAAAACTTACTGTTGCTCAGTCAACCAGCCCTGAATTTGTTTTGCAGGAAACATCTGGCGCAACTGACGCAAAAAACTGGCGGATATTTAACGCTAGTAACACCCTTTTTTTTGGCACTTTAAATGATGCAGGGACCTCTGGCGTTGATGTCGTCTCTATGAACCCCTCCGGCAACGTAGGGATTAAAACGGTAAATGACAATACCGCTATTGTCCAGATTGGCGCTGGAACAGCGACAGTTGCACCACTTGAGTTTATTAATGGCACTCTAATGACTACGCCAGATGGCGGATCAATGGAGTTTGATGGTAATAACCTGAGCTTCACGAACGATGCTACAAGCCTTCGTGGGTATGTTCCTGCGACTAATCTATTCCGCCTGACAGCCAATGGTGCTGCAATTGGCGCTGGAATTGCCAATTTTTTTGGGGCAAATAGTGCAATATCAGTAGCGGCTAATGCTGACTACGCGCTTGAAGCATACTGTTATTTCACCAAGACCACTGCGGGTACTGTGACGGTAACGCTAACCTCTTCCCAAGCTCCGCTAAATATTAATGGTACGGTGGATTATGGAGCGGCTGCGGGCGGTAATGCTACGGGCGCGGCTAACCGAATTAGCTTATTCGCTTCTGCGTCAACCGCCGCCGCATTTGGTGCTTCTGCTTCATTAACTACAGCGGTTAATCATGCCTTTATTATTCGTGCAATTATTGAGACTCACGCGACTAATGCAGGGAACATCCGTATAAACTTTACCTCAAGCGCGGGTACAGTTACGCCTTTGCGCAGTAGTTACTACAAGCTAACCAAGCTGCCGCAGGGGAATAGCGGTAACTTCGTGGCCTAACAAAGTAGAAAGCTTATGAATCATGATCGATCCGATAACGATTGGGCTGGCTATACAAGGCGTAAAGCTTGTAGTTAACGGTATCAAAGCCGCAGCCGATGAAGCTAAGGAAGCGTTTGACAGCATTAACGAATGCGTCGAGTCAGGGAAAAACTTATCCGAGTCGCTTTCCCCGGTGAAAAAGTTTTTCTCAGCGGCAGGTAAATACGAAACAAACAGGGCGCAGTTAGAAGAAGCGAAGATAGCGCAGGAAGAGGCGATAGAGCGGGGCGAGACGGTAGCTGACCATATGTCGGATGCCGAGTACGTGATGGAGTTGATGGCTATTGACCGCCAGATTAAGCAGTACTACGACGACATCAAGCACATCTTTATCTATCACTTCCAAGAGTCAGGGATGTGGGAAGAGTTCTGGGTACGGATGCACAAGCTCCGTTCAGACAGAGAAGCCAAGGCAGAAGCCAAGCGCCGTGCAGAGACCGAGAAGCGGTTGCACGAGAAGGCCGAAGCTATGAAGAAAAAACGGGCTAAGGCCAAGCAGCTTGAGACAATACAGGCCGTTTTGGCAATGATTGTGATATTTGCACTGATCGCTGGTTTTGGTTACTTTATGAGATGGATGTTCCAACAAGGGGGTTGACATGCTAGGACTAGACGCGCTGCTGGGCATTGGCGGCAAACTGATCGACAAACTGATTCCTGATCCGGAAGCCAAGGCCAAGGCGCAACTGGAGCTTGCCAAGATGGCGCAGGACGGTGAACTTGCCAAGATGGCGAACGACACTGACTTGTACAAGACCGAACAGAACAATCTGACGGATCGCTTAAAAGCTGACATGGGCAGCGATAGCTGGCTGTCCAAGAACATCCGACCATTGACGCTGATCTACATTCTGGTGGCATATCTGGTGCTGGCAATTCTTGACGCAGCCTTAGTTGATATTGCCGACTCCTTCGTTGAACTGCTGGGGCAGTGGGGGATGCTGGTGATGTCGTTTTACTTTGGCGGCAGAACGCTTGAGAAGATCATTGATATGAAAGCCAAAAAATGAAAGAGAACTTCGACGAAGCCCTTAAAGCCATCCTGAAGCATGAAGGTGGGTTCGTAAACCATCCAAAAGACCCCGGCGGCATGACAAACCTTGGCGTGACCAAGAAAGTCTGGGAAGAGTGGGTAGGTCACGTTGTTGACGAAAAGGCAATGCGCGCTCTGACGCCTGAAACGGTAGGTCCGATGTACAAGAAGAAGTACTGGGATGCAGTTAAGGGCGACGAGATGCCTGACGGTCTGGACTACCTGATGTTTGACTTTGCCATTAACGCTGGCCCCGGTCGTGCGATCAAGACTATGCAGAAAGCCATCGGCACTACCCCGGACGGCGCTATTGGCCCCAAGACCATGCAGTCATTAAAAGATGCCAATCAGAGCGAATTAGTGGCAAAATTCAGTGCAGAAAAGGAAGCGTTTTACCGCAGTCTGCCTACGTTTGCGACGTTCGGTAAAGGGTGGCTGCGCCGGGTGGCAGAAGCCAAAACCCACGCTGAATCTATGCTGGCCTAATAAGGAAAGACGATGCCAAGTACCTACAGCCCTAATTTACGTATTGAACTCATTGCCAATGGCGAACAGTCAGGTACATGGGGAACGACAACCAATGTCAATCTAGGCTCTTTGATTGAACAAGCGATTACGGGATACGAAGAGGTATTAGTTACGGTGAGCCCATCTTACCTACAAGCCACAGATGGTGCGGTAGATGAAGCTAGGAATATGATTGTTTCATTGGATACGAGCACGGGAGGAGCATTCAGTGTAGCTATCCCCCCAAGAGAAAAGCTTTATGTAGTAATAAATGCAAGCTCACACGCGGCCACTATTTATGCTGCCACTGACGTTAATGTCACTACTGTTCCATCCCCTGCTGGAACTACAGTAGTTATACCAGCGGGTAAAACTGTGCTCTTGTACTGTGAGGGAGCCTCGTATAACGTTAAAGAGGCAATTAATTACATAGCTTCGTTGTCGTTGGGAAATGTATCTACCACGTCGATAACTGCGGATTCTGTTGCGACTACTTCACTCACATCGGATACGTTGTCGCTGACTACGCCACTCCCTATAGCTTCAGGAGGTACAGGGACCGCTTCTACCACCTATTGTTCTTTATCGACAAACGTAACAGGCACTCTCCCTGTATCAAACGGTGGTACAGGGCAGACAACCT